TTGCCGCCGCGCCGGAAATGCTTGCCGCGACCGACGTGTGGCTTGAAAACCTCCCGCTGATTGCTGCCGCGCCGGAACTGCCCGCCGCGATTTGCGTGCGGCTGATCAACCTGCCGCTGCTCGCCGCTGTGCCGGAACTGCCCGCCGCGACCGACGTGTGGCTTGAAAACCTCCCGCTGCTTGCCGCCGCGCCGGAAATGCTCGCCGCGACCGACGTGCGGCTGATCAACCTGCCGCTGCTTGCCGCTGTGCCGGAACTGCCCGCCGCGATTTGCGTGCGGCTGATCGACCTGCCGCTGCTCGCCGCTGTGCCGGAACTGCCCGCCGCGACCAACGTGCGGCTGATCAACCTGCCGCTGCTTGCCGCCGCGCCGGAAATGCTTGCCGCGACCGACGTGTGGCTGATCAACCTGCCGCTGCTTGCCGCAGTGCCGGAACTGCCCGCCGCGATTTGCGTGCGGCTTGAAAACCTGCCGCTGATTGCTCCCTCGTCAAATTCTTGATGGAGATGACCGATGAACGAACACCCTCACACTCATCTTGACCCAATGCCGCCCGCCGCGATTTCCAGCGGTGGGACTCGCGGCTCATATTCGGCAGATTTCACCGTGCGAAATTTGTCGGTAGTCGCATATACCCAGGGTTTCACGCTTTGGCATTATAAAGCTCCGGTGTCAGATCTTCGGAAAATCTTAGCGCCAGGATTTTTTACTGCGGCCAATGACATGTTTTCTGTTGGCGACATGGTTCTGATTTCTGCCCGTGATGGTGGATCAGTGGCGTTTATTGCTGCGTGCGACCCGGCTATTGTTCTCGCTCCAATGGGAGGCGTGTGATGGCTAAAATTTCTAATTTCCCAGATGCGCTACAACCGATCATTGCACAAGGGCTTCTAGTCCGCGAGTTTGAAAGCTCTATCAAATATTATCATAGTTTTCGTTCATGCGCCGACCGCGTGACGACTGATGCGAACGTTCCGCTTTATTCGGCACAACCGCCGGTCAGCATGGTTACGTCGCGCATCGGCGTTGCTTCGCAGTTCCTGCTTAATGCAGCGATGAATGGCATGAACACAATACATAAAATCCATACATTGGCTGAAAAAGCGCTTAATACAGCATCGCATCCAGTTGATATTAGTGGAGTATTAACATTAAATGCAGTGCGCGATGCAGTGGATATATTGCGAAAAAATGCAATTCCTGATATCGATGGATATTATAATTGCTATTTAAACCCGACAGCATCATTGCAACTTCTTTCAGATAAAGAATACCAGGATTTTTTTAACCCTCCATTTCATCATATTAGTCGGCGCGGTATGATCAACACTTTTATTGGGATACGTTTTATTCCTATTCTAAGTTTGGAGGGTGAAAAATCAATACGCCGCACCTTTATTTGTGGCCAAGGCGCATTGATTGAGAGCGTGCCGGACGATCTAATTAAGGCCAGCAAGATTAATGACAGCGACACATTGATCGACGTGATTGATGGCTCGTTGATGCTAACTCGTGAGCCGATTGACCGTTTGCAACAGATTATTACGCAGTCATGGGCGTACATGGGTGAGTTTACAGCGCGCCCAGATCGTTTTGTCACCATTGAAACGCAGGTGTCGGCATGAGCGCGCACATCTCCCACCTCCCGCCGCGTCTGGTCGCTGCGTTCAGTGGCCCGGAGGTGCTGGCAGTCGAGGTCATCGAATCCACCGACGACGCGACGCACACGATTTCAGCAGCACTCGAAAGCGGATTCCTGACCGTGCGCGACGACATGGACGAGGCCGACGAGCCATTGCCGGTGGCGGATGTGCTGTTCCTAGCCGCGTCGAGCCACGCCGAGCGCGCCCGGCTCATTCGGTTCTTTCGGGCAATCGCTGACGGGTTGGAGGCAGTGCAATGATGCCTCTCATCTCCTGGGTGCGCCTCAAGGAAAAGCGCGCCGCCCGCACTGAGATCGGCGGCGTGAAGTTGGGTGTGTCCATCGTGGACCGGCCAGACGGCACATTCGCCATCGTCACCACGCGCGACGATCCAGACCAGGACTGCATCGAAACACATTGCCTGAAGATTTTGAATGAATTCCGCCAGACATTGAAAGGGCTGCTGTGATGCATCCAATTTTCCGCCGCCGCGCCTATCGCGCCGCCCGTGTAATCCTCTGCGCCTATGTGTTCTGGCCGATGCTGGCCGGTGTTGCGCTCTGCTGCTGGCTGATGTGGGGGCACATTAATGAGCCGAACGGAAGCGCAAGTTTTGCTATCCAGACTATCAGATGCGTTGCAAGACTTGCATGATATGCGGTGGGATAATGCAGTGCCGCAACATGTGGCAAGTGCGACTGCGGCGCATATCAAACACATAACCGAGGCGATGAACGAAATCCGTCGCCTCCATCAAATAGGAGCTTAAATATGAGTGTCGCACCAAAACGAAGCAAACTCGCTGCCGTGCAACCAAAAGCCGCCGCACCATCAAAGCCTAAAACACTTATTTATGGTGCTCCTGGCGTCGGTAAAACATGGGCGTCTCTTGATTTTCCAACAGTTTATTATATTGACACTGAGGGCGGTGCTAATCTTGCACATTATATGGAAAAACTAGACGCAAGCGGCGGCGTTTATCTCGGCCCAGAACAAGGAGCTTTGAATTTTGATATCGTGCTGGAACAAATTCAATCTCTGATGACGGAGCAGCATGATTACAAAACCCTGGTAATCGATAGCATCAGCAAGCTGTTCAATACTGCGATTGCCGATGAAGCCAGCCGTTTGACACGCGAAAACAAGAAGGATGAATACGGTGCGAGTAAAAAGCCTGCCGTGGCTTATATGCGCCGATTGGTGGCATTGCTAACCAAATTGGATATGAATGTCATCCTCGTTAGCCATGAAAAGGATGAATATACCGGCGAAGGCAGCAATCGTGAAGTGACCGGCAAAACGTTTGATTGCTGGGATCGTTTGGAATACGAGTTGCATTTGTGTCTGCATATTCGCAAGCAAGGCGGTAGCCGGGTTGCCCGCGTTCGTAAAACACGATTGCTTGAATTTCCAGATGCTTCAATATTTCCTTGGTCTTATGCCGAATTTGCAGACCGTTATGGGCGCGATATTTTGGAACGCAACGCCAATCCGGTTGTATTGGCCGATGAAACACAGGTTAAGGAAATCGAAAGCCTGTTGAAATTGATCAATCTCCCAGAAGGAACGGTAGACAAGTGGTTGTCTAAAGCTAATGCGACAAGCTTTGAAGAAATGGATGCTGAAACCATTGGTAAGTGCATTGCGTTTGTGCGCGAAAAACTTCCGCTTTTATCTTCAGCTTCTGAATAACAAAATGGAATAGGAGTAAAATTAATGCGTGTTACACCAAAAACAGAAAATGAAGTGCGTGAATCTGGTTTGTGGCCTGTAGGGGAATATGATTTTGAAATCGTGTCATCGATTGAAAAATTGTCTCAATCAGGGAATGAGATGATTGAATTGAAAGTCAAAATTTTTGACGAAGATGGGAAATCAATCACTCTTTTTGATTTTCTACTTGAAAGCGTTGCTTACAAGTTGCGCCATTGTTCTTCCGCATGTGGCGTCATTGATAAGTATGAAAGTGGCATATTGTCCGAAAGTGATTTTTTGGGAAAAACGGGGCGATTGAAACTGCGCATTCAACCTGAAAAAAATGGCTATCCGGCTAAAAATAGTATTTCCGACTATGTTGTTCCATCTGGCGATGTGGTTAAATCATCATTACGCCCAGCCGCAAAATCTCCACCGATGCCCCAATCAACGATGGATGATGACGATATTCCGTTCTAACCTACTGATCAAAACCGGCCCTGTAAAATTCAGGGCCGGAAGGAGTTTTGTCATGAACAAGCCCAATGTGGATTTGCATGTAAAACGTCTTGAAAAAATTAAAGAAATGTTGGCGCAAGGGCAAAAGCTGAATGAAATTGCTTTAAAGCTAAAGATTACATTAAATTATACACAACAAATTTGCAGAATTAATAATATTGATTATCCTAAATCAATTAATAATTTTGCTAAAAACAGGACAGAACGCCAAACAATAGGATTTTCAGACCCCCTTCCGCCGTTTCACCCGATTTCTGCATCGATTTTGCCGAAATTGGAAAGTTTGGAGATTCCGTTGTGACCGATAAACTATTTTCAAACCTGCCCGGGCAACCGCCACCGCGCACGATCTACACGGACCAGCACGCGCTTGAGCCGTGCACCCGCTGCAATGGCAGTGGCGTTATCGAATGTAAATTTGGGTGCGAAGAGTGCAGCGCCATCGAAGGGCCGAATAACACCCCATGTTATGGATGCAGCGGCATTCGACGGATGCCGGAATTTAATGAGCCATGCCGTCAATGCAAAGGCGCTGGCCAAATTCTGCGGCGCATTGCGCCTGTCACGGATTCCGATTTCGTGGAGGTCGCACCATGCGAGTCCTGATCGGCTGCGAATTTACAGGCGTTATGCGGCGCGCGATGGCCCAGCAATGGGGCAGATACGCGGATCGGGAGCATGCCGCATGACCTCTCCAATCTGCAAAACCTGCCGCTTTTATCGGCATTTCGCCAAGGACGAAGTGGCTGGCGAGATCGGCGATTGCATCGTGCGCCAAGTCAAACATGGGTATCGCTGGACCGATTGCGTCGATGCTGAGGACGAGTGCTGCCATCAACCGAGTAAATGGGAAACGAAAAATGCCTCGTGATATTCCAATTCTTTTCAGCGCACCGATGATCCGCGCGTTGCTCGCTGGGACCAAGACACAGACGCGGCGAATCATCAATCCACAACCATTGCAATGGGTCGCTCGCGTCATTGATGTCGGTCTGCCGCAACGCAAATGCGACGAAAATTGCAATGAAATACCAGATGAATGGGGGCAAGTTGAAACCGTTTGGTCTGGTCCGATTGAACCGGGGATGTGTGAGCCAGACCATGAAGAATGGTTACCGATCAAAACTCGCAAGATCGGTGATCGTCTCTGGGTGCGTGAGGCATACGCGCAGTTTTCGCCCCACGCCATGATTTATCGATGCGATCACCCCGAGGAAAATGCTTCAGGGCCACGCGTTGATTTGCGCTGGCGTCCATCCATCAACATGCCCCGCTGGGCATCCCGCCTGACGCTGATCGTCACCGATGTGCGCGTGCAGCGGTTGCAGGACATCAGCGAAGCGGACGCGCTGGCTGAAGGAATTGAGCGCATAAAATTTCCCGCAGGAGGCGATTGGGGATGGCCGAAACTGCGATACGCCAACCTCTGGAACGCCATCAACGGCCCCGGCGCATGGGATGCCAACCCTTGGGTGGTGGCGCTGACGTTTGATGTCGTGCGCCAGAACATCGACGCCATTACTGCGCAAGCAAAGGAACCAACCCAATGACACAGGAACTCAAGGCCGGGCAGGTGTGGGTACCGACGAAGGGGAAAGCGCGCCAGCTATGGCACATATCGTCAATCAAGAGGCATCCGGAATTGGATCGGGTTGGATGGATGTGGAGCACAATGCAATATCCACGATATTGTTGGCCTCGCGTATTCCGCGCCTGGATCACCCGCACGGGCGCTGTTCTGAGGGAGAAAAACAATGTCTGAACTAATTTTTACGATTTTTGAATTGATCGGATATTTTATTGCTATCCTAGCTGGGATAATAATAGGAATAACTTTTGACAACCAGGAAAAAATAGATGCGTCAGTTAAAGCTGTGTTGATTTTGTTGACATTTGCGATTTTGACCATGATCCCGGCTTATTGGGCGGCTAGGTATCTTTAAACAAGATACACTTAAGAAAAGAAAAAATCTAATGGACTTTACAACAAATCAATATGCAATAACTATTCAAAATTCAAATTATGAAAATTTGAAACCAAATTCATATTATTATGAAGCACATTTACAGGATTCTACATCTTGGCTAATTGTTAATTTTGATGGTTCTGTTGAAATTGATTGGGAAAAAGCTGAAAAAGCTACTACATCAAAGAGTATTGCAATGAAATCATTGGCAACTGCTTTATTGGCGATTAAAAATAAAACGGTAAAGCCATTGGGGCATGGGGCAGGGCAATGACACCCAATAACCCCGTTCAATACCGTCTTGCAGATGGCACTATAGTGATTATCCCACGAGAGCCAATTGAGCGTGCCAATTTACCTATTCCCGGACCTGTGACACGGCCTGATGGCTCTGTGATATGGGTGGAGAATTTTGATCCGAAATCATTGGCAGACGCACAAAATTAATACGAATGTTGCTAATTCCCGGATGGCCTAATATATTTTGTGCCATCCGGGATGCATCGCACAGCCGATGCCATCCTATTTCAAAATGCGTGCAGAGCGGCCCATCAGTGGCAGTGTAGGTGACAAAAATCACTCTCCGGCTTCCATCGCCGCCAATTCACCCATGATGGCCGAATAGCCGACAGCATCAACGGCATCGTCAGGATTGTGCGCCCCGGCCAAAGTGCGCGCCACTTTGAATAAAACCATCATTGTGGCCACCTGTGACGGCAAAAGATCAATTTGTGCGCCAGTTAATCGCGTAAGATATGCTGACCAGAGCGCCGCGATGTTGGCGTGATTATCGCGTTTGTTGCCATGGGCGCGATCACGGTCGCCATCAAGTAGGCTGGCGGCATGGTGTGCGATTTCTGATGCTTTCATACTGCATTACTCCCTGCCCGCACACGATACCGCTGTTCACTCTCTATGACCGCGCCCCGAAAAATAGCGCGCCCATTGATCCATTCGCATGTTTCGGGAGGCATCAATATTCCATCCGCGTCAAAAGTAAGCACCACAAAACCCGGTTGCCAGCGTGTGGGTCTATTCCAAGTATACTCAAATTGCGGTTCGTAGGGGTGAGACAACATTCCACATTCAATGCCGTAATGTGTGCCGCGTCTGGTATAAACAGGTGTTACACCTAGCTGATGTGTATGTCCGGTGACAATAGTTCGCCCCATTCGTGTTGCATTGTTATGCCTTACATGAATACCGCCAGCGCCGGTTTCATGACGGATTTCAACATCGTCATTGATAACTGCTGCATATGCCATTTGCCAACCGGGCAATCTATCGATCAACCGAGGGCATAAATCCTGCATTTCACCGGCTTGCATCGCTATATAATTATCAATCCTCACATCATGATTTGACATGGTAATAATGCGATGTTCTGTTTCCGGTAATGAAAGCAAATAATCGCTAACCGATTGAATTTCCTCAGACACTTTAGGGGGATTTTGCCCTCGGATCGGCGGGTGTCGCGAAACTCGTGTTCCGTCAATCATATCGCCATTGAAAATAATAGCTGTCGGATTGATTTCTTTTGCCACTTGGCGAAATGCGGATTTGATTGGTGACAATGGTGCACGCAACAAAGGCCACATGTGCAAATCGCCAGCAATCATAACTGTAGCATTATGCAAATTAAGTGGAATTTCTACCGGATATGTCCATTTATAAGATTCTTCGCCGGGATCATTATTAAGAATGCGATAAATAGCAATGGAAATACATTCACGCGAAATGCCAAGACGGCGCGATGCTTCGGCTATTGCTGTCGGTTTTCCAATTTTTTTCTTATCGTCGTGTTTAGCAAATCCTTCTGATACACATTTCAAATAAACCGCGTATCGTTGCTCCAACAAATCGCGAGGAGTGTTCGGCGTTGCCATATATATCCCCTATTCAATCGGTGTGCGGCGGCGTCGAACAGTTGTTGATACCGGAGCATCTGGCAATTTATGTGATGCACCTAATGCACCACTTGCAATACTACTGATTGCCGCAATCACAGCATTGTGACCATTTTGAATGGTGGCTTGCAATGCTTCAATATCATCCTTTGTCGCCATATTTGTAGCAATATTGACGCGATGATTTGCGGCATTTTCTTTTTGATCTTGTAGATCAATACGCAGTTCTTGAATTTGCGTATTTTGATGTTTGACGATACCTCCGAGCATAGCTGTAATAGCCGCCGCTGCCCATCCGAGAAGCGTATTTGTCTCAGGAATATCAGTCATTGCTCATTTTCCGAAATAGTTTGGAGATTGAGATGCAAATCAAATTTGGCATTTAGCGCCAAATTAATTGCGTGCATTTCGTATAACAATCTCATGATTTGAAACGTCGATACGGTGTTGGCGACACCTAAAATAGGAAGCGCCACAAGCTGAATAACGCCGCTACTGATGAATTGAACAGCCTCTATTGTGGACGGCCATATAAAGCCCACCGCAATCAACCCGCAGCAGACATAAAAACATGTCATTGAGCAAAACCACGCCGCCAACAGAAAAGCAACGTTATTGTTTAGCCGCTTGAATTGACACCATAAGCCGGAAAAAACAATGCGCATTTAATCCCCCTCTACCGGAGGAAGATCGAGCGCGGTTAATACGGCTGGAATTTTGTGCTTTGTCGCAATATCGGCGCTGTCTGGAACTTGCAACCGAACAACGCCATTGACAGATACAAACGGCTCCCAAAAAGGCAATTCCGTCACAGGATCATTGCCAAATGCATTATATGTTTGGGTCCATTGCAAATCAAATCCGGATAAAAATTCTCGCAATTTAGCGCTGCCGACGCGAGGCGGTTCAAAAACTCTGCATGCGACCGGAGAATGCCCTGCATCAATAAGAGCGGCAGATGCGAGGATGGCTTGCCCAGCGCCCTTGCTGTGCCCTGTGATCAGGAATGCAGGCCACCCCAAAGCGGACATAGATTGATTGATAAAATCCAGCGCGGGAGATGTGTTAAACCACAGCCCGGAATGCACCGGCCCTAGTGATGGATGATCGTGAAGTATCTGTTGCGCCGCATCGAGATCAACAAGCCATTCGTCTAATTTGGGCAGTGTGCCGGAGAATGCCCAAATGTGGAAATCACCATCAACCCAGTGGAAAAGATGACAAGTTTTATCATCATTTTCCCACACAGGCATTTCGCTATCGACGTAGCATCGCGCAGCATAGGGCGCGAGGATGGCGGTAAAATTTGTCATCACGCGCCCCTAGCCAATTACTTCACAGCTTTGACGGCACCCACAGTAGCCACCACATCGGATGCAATCGGTGCAACAGATGCCGACACCGACGCCAGCGCAACAGCCGGATCAGTGCCCGCCTCAATAGCAGCAAGGAATGTGGCGTTGACCGGGCACGCATCCTGCAACGCTTTGTGCGCAGCCGCATCAACCGCATCAGCGGCCAGCACACCGGGAGCAATAGCCGGATCAACTGCCGAAGTGATGGTTGAAACCAGAGCCACAAGCTGCGGTGCGGACTGATCGGCTTTACAAATAATCGTATTGATTGCCGCCAGGCGGGTTGCTTCAGCCTGCAATTGAGCAGTCGTGCAAGCGCCTAGACCGAGAAGGACAACGCCCAGAATAATTTTACGCATTGACTGCGTTTCCTTCAGCAACAGGGGCGACAACTGGCGCGGGTGCGACAGTGATGTGCAGCGTGTTAGCGGGCGACGGTTGCGGAATAACAGCGCCATTGGCCGCATGGCCAACATTCATCGCCACCATATCAAGCAGCTTTCGCGCGGGTGCCCATTTGGAATTTGCATCAACCGGAGGCAGGATGGCAGCGAGAACAGCAGCAACAGCCACCAAAACCGGCATCCACGGCGCAAATTCCTTTAGCTGAGTATCGCCTAGTGCAGTGACCAAAGCGAAAATCGGGTTCGTATCCATGATAACTACCTATGATATAAGTGATGGATGCAGGCCAGAAGTGAACAAATCTGCTTCTTCTGCACGACGACGCCACAAATCTGAATTTATAGGCCATAACCTTTGCATGGCAAGTATAAATCCAGGAACTAAATCAAAGTTTTGAGCAGACATTGCATCTCTAATTTGACGCATTTCCAAACGATTATTTGAACCATTTGGCGTGTCAATCATATCAGCGCCTCTATTAAACACCAGAGACACTAATGCACCAAAACTATCGCCCGAAAGTAGTTCGCAATTATCAAACGCTTTTCGCGTGATATCCGCATATCTATTCACAACGATTGCGAATACTTTCTTCGCTATTTCTAAATCGATATCAATATCTTGTGCGGAGAGTGCAAGTCTTTGAGCCGCCGCACCAGATGTGCCCGCGTAGGACATCAGATGCGAAATTGTAATATCAGGCAAACACGCCCAATCCTTTGCAATCCGCAATGCAGATTGCTGACCGCAATCATAAAAGCCGCCAAGCGTGACACCGCTTGCACCGCCCGGCCATGAAATCGCCTGATAAGGCATATCGGCTTCCTGCGACCATAGGAAATCGATTGCGCGCTGTGATGGAGTGATCACGGCGACGCCACGTTCAGATTAAGGATCTGCGCACTCCTTGCCGCCGTGAGCGTGCCAGAAGATACCAATTGCGCCATGCCTGCGAGCAATTGCGGATTGGTCACATCGATTTGTCCGCCGTTGCTGGCCGCAGCAGCCGAAAGCTGCATCGCCCAAAGCAAATTCGCCTGCTGCTCTGCCACGGTGAAGCGCTGAATGAAGGCCAGAGCGGGCAATGTCGTGCCGACGGGGGCGCTCACAACCGGAGCGGTATCTCCGGCCACCGTGAATAGCTGGAAAGCCGATGCTGCGGACGCGGCATTGGGCGCGGTTACGCTTAGGCCGCAGCCGCTCCAGGTTCCATCGTCGTAGTGCGTCACGGTGCAGGTTTTGCCCGTGCTGCTGTTGGTGGCGAATGCCTGCGTGCCGAGCGGCGATTGCGCCGATGCTGAAGAAGCGAGCAGCACGATCGCCGCCAATGTCAGACCGAGTTTCATCACAGACCCACTTTCATCGTCGCGCCTGCGCCACCAGCGCCGCCTGTTGTCGTGCTGGTTGTGCTACCTGCGGTGCCCGCCGCACTCGCCGCCGAATATCCGTATGCGGTGCCGCTGACGGTGCCCCCGTTGGCAACATTCGCGGTTGTGCCCACAGATGCAGGGTTGAGCGTGATGACGTGCACACGGCCTGTCGCGCCGCCCGTTCCGCCCGCGCCCCCCTTGCCAGTCCCGAGGCCGTTGCCACCGCTGGCACCGCTGCCGCCAGAGACATCGAGCGCATTGGCGATTGTGCTGCCGAGCAGGCTTTCAGTGACGATGTAGATCGCGCCGCCACCGCCGCCACCGCCGCCGCCACCACCGGCAGCATTGCCACCAACAGCAGCCGCACCCGCGCCACCTGCGCCGCCCTTGGCCGAAATGATGGATGTGTTGGTATTGGTGCCGCGCTGGATGAAGCGGGCATATATCTGCACAGTGCACGCAGCACCACCGCCACCGCCGCCACCGCCGCCTGAATTTGTGGCATCACCACCACCGCCGCCGCCGCCAGACCCAAACAGCGCGCCCTCCACAAACGCATTTAGCCCGCTGACCGCTGTGAGGGACGGAGCCGGGGTGGGCAGGAGGAGCGTGTTGAAAATGCTCCCGCCCGCTCCAGCCGCCCCACCGGCACCAGTGGACGCACCTCCAGAACCACCCTGGCCACCAATGCCGCCCAGCCCGACAACAATTGATGCGGCCGCCGCGCTGGTTGTGCCAGTTGTGGTGCTGCCAGCGCCTCCCGCGCCGTTGGACAGCGGCGTGTTAGGGACCGTGCCGCCGTAACCCGTGATATTCGCAGCGCCACCTGCGGTCGCACCGGATGCCGCGTTACCAGATGCCCCAATGGCTGTGATCGCACCCGTTGCCGCTGCCGAGAAATCGGCGGTGCCTGAGACAAAAACGCGGAACCCCGCAGTGTTGATCGTGCCGGTCCCGCTCAACGTCAGATTGGCGTAGTGCATGTCCCGCGAGAGCGTCGTCGTTCCGCTGCTGATCGTCACCGAGCCATCAGCCCCCGTGCCGAACAACGGCGTTCCGACATAAGGCGATTGCGCCACACCGCCATTGGTCAGCGTGGTGAATTTCCCCGTGCTGGCAGTCGTGCTGCCCACAGCAGTCCCATCAACCGTGCCGCCGGTGATCGTCGCATTCGACGACGCAAACGTTGGCGCAGTGACCACGTTGGAAATCAGCGAAAGCCCTGTGCTCGTGCCGTTATTGCTGAAACGCAGAGCGCCGCTGGTATTCCGGATGGCGATATCGCCCACGCCAGAGTCCGCAATCCACTGCCCCGCCCCGGCCACATATGCCAGCCACGCATTTACGCCAGGACCACCGGACCCGATGCCCGACGGCCCCGTGGTGTCCAAATTCAGCCAAGTCCCTGCCCCGCTAAACCATCCGGGAGTAACAATCATCCCTGATGCGCCCATCGAAACATTTAGTTCCGCGCAGGGCACGAACGGAATGCACCCAATCGGCGACGGCCCCGGCTGTTGCGCAAGAGCAGGCCCGGCCATCAACATCAGCAGGCCAAGAAGATATCTACGCATCAGTTATTCTCCGTCACAACATACGGGTCACTCGTGGTGCCCGTGGTATACTGAATCGCGGTCTTGGCCACCGACCCGCCGGGATTTTGACAAACGAAAGTCTGCCCCGGAGCCAACTGCATCGAATTCAGCAGCGTGGGCGTGCCCGATCCCAGCCAATAAACATACCCCGTGTGCGTGCTGGTGTTGTCCAGCAAACAGGCCGTTCGGCTAGCGTTCGCCGCCAACACGGTCTGAAAAGTCCCTCCCGTGGTGATGGTGCCGCTACTCATGGTGACAGGCGAAGTCACCTGCGGCGCTATTGTCACAGTGCCATTGATGGTATTCCCACCATAGATAACAACGGGCACACCAGAACCGCTTTGGATTGCGAATGTGGCAGAACCACTAGCAGTGATGCCTGCAATATAAGTCGTGGTGCCAGTGGCAAAAGCCACAGTTTGCCCAACTGCAAGCGGAATACTGCTTGTCGTGGCGACAACAGATGAAGTTCCAATAGCAACATATGCAGCAGATGCACCCGTATTAGTCACAACAATGGTTTGTTGTGTCACATCCGGCACAGCTACACGAGCGCTAGTGGATGTAACAGACAACGATGAAGATGCTCTCGGAATAAATGTATTAGTTTGCACGCATGGAGTTGCATTAATACAACCGGCTTGTTGGGCATATGCGCTACTAGACGCCAGCAACAAGGCAATGATGAGAATTTTTTTCATTTTATAACCTTTATTGCGGGACAAAATTAACAGTGGGAGGAGCGCCATATGCAATAGTGACAACATCACCCGGAGAAACAGGCATAACGCCATCAGTCGTGCGATATGTAATCGTTGAACCAAGCCGCGTCAAACTGATCGTCATTGTGCTGCCTGCTGTAAATACCATAGTCCCGCGTGCAGGTGCAGTATATGTTGCAGGCGATGCACCCAAAGATACAGAAACAATAGCACCTCCCGCCGTAGCTGTGCCACTGGTAAGAATAGCGGAATGATTGGCTGTAACAACGCCCGTGCCGGACGCTTCCAAATCCAAGCCGATATTTCCGCCACCATCTACACCGATTATAGGAGATGCACTCGCACCCTGCGTGATGACAATACCATTGGTGCCGGATGTAACAGAATGCAGACGCAGCAACCCGCTGTTATTGCCATCCCAGAATTGATATGCGTCAATTCCCTGGCCTTTTGTTTGAATAATGGCACCAACAGTTGAATCACTGCCATTAAACGACAATACATAAAATCCACCAGCAGCAGGACCACTATATGCAGTCAGCACGTTGTTGGTAGACGAAGATGCACCCGAACCAACAACAAATTGTGTCCCTGTGTTACTGCTTCCAATTGCGACAACACCCGTTCCATTACTCCGCAAATTCAATGCACTGTTTGTTGTAAATGCTTGAAGCTGATTGCTGGTGATATTGCCGCTAGGATCGACAACAAAATTAGGCGAAGCAAATGCAGAATTTGCAAATGTCAAATTGCGCAGGTCAACGCCATACCCGATAGTGCCACAAGAGCCAGTATTCGCGTGAGGATAACAGCCGATATAGGTTCCGTTGCTTTTAACCCCCGCAACACCTTCATATGTGCCGAGCGAAATACCCAAATTAAATAGGGCTGTGCCATCATTACCATTGGCACCAGCAATGACAACCGCTGCACTCGTATGAGCCGGTGATGGTGCGGAATTGCCCGACAAATCAACGATTTGCAAACCGATTTTGTCATTGACGCTCGAACCTGAATAAGCTCCAACATCAATTTCCTGACAAACGATTTGATCCCAATACGTGGCCCCAGATGCCAATCGGCAATTCGGATTTAACCCATACAAATGCCCGGCATACGCACCAGATGTGCCATTGTCATTATGCGCAGCCTGCGCCACAAATGTGCCGGTGGCATAATATCCATTGGTGTTTGATGTTGCCGCGACCTGATTATTGATGACATAGAGGCCGCTATAACCGCCCGTGCCGCCACCAAAATTCTGATTAATAAGCAAAGCGTTATTTAACGCGGTCCCACTGGATGATGTGTTTTCGACATCAATCAAATTCCAGTTAAGCTGGCCTGTGCTTGTACCATTGACGGAATCGAATAGCCACAAATCAGAATTATTTTGCGGATGCGGTGCGGACCCGGAATAGGTAATAACCCGGCCACTGGCCATTCCCAGATTGACAACCGCCTGACCCATCGGAACGCCATTTAAGCCAGCGCCCGAACCCGGCCCATAAGTCTGCGCAAGAGCCGGAAACGCCAGAAAGACAAATGCAAAAAATAAGCGTTTCATTGCAGACCCTCACCAACAATCGAGACACCCGATGCAGTCGAATTTACCGATACGGCATGAGTGCTTGGAACAAGCGCATATGGCTGGCCGGGATAAACGCACCACGTTGTTGATGGAGTTCCTGTCACTGTGCCTGCTGTTTGATACTGATCAACGCAAATTCCTGCCGCATTGCTGGTGCCGACAAAACCGCCAGCAGTCGCATGACCAGCCGCCAGCGCGGTGACAGCAGTGCCACCAGTGGCCACGGTGCCCACATCCAACGGAACAACTGTCAAACTCGTGATTTTGGTCTGAATTTGCGTTTGCTGCTGGCCGTATGTAATCACAGGCGTGCCAACGCCACTCTGCACCAACAGCGGCACGGTGCCACTAGCTGTAATAGCAGCGATATAGGTATTCAATCCTTGCGCAAATGCCAGCGTCTGGCCGGGTTGAATAGGGATGCCGGTTGTGGTGGCGACAATCGAAGAATTACCCATCGCCAGATATGCAACCGCGCTGCCCTGATTGGTAATCATCACATTCAATGATGAGCCACTGGCCGGAAACGCAATGCTGCTGCTGACATTAGATGCCGACAAAACCGCCGCACCGGATGGTGCAAACACATTCGTTTGCGTGCATGTGCTGCCATTCAAACAGCCCGCCTGCTGGGCATGCGCCGCAGTTGTTGTCATCAATGCAGCGATAATCAGGCGCTTCATGCCGTCCACCCATAGGCGTCAATCTGCGCCGTTGTCGTGATTGTATTTGAAGAAATTTGCGACAAAACGGTGTTCAATTCTGTCCCGTAAATCAATTGCGCATATGCACCAACCACCGGCGCAATCGCTACAATCTGTGCGCCCGTGACCGCAGTTGATGAATAATCATCCGCGATCCAATTGAATGATGCCGTTGGATTTGCCGCGCCCCATTGCGCAAGCGCCATCAAATTTGCCAAAGTTGCCGATGTTGCATCGGATTTGAGCGTCACGCCATCCGCAGTATACGACCGCATATTGGCAAGCAGAGCCGATGCTTTCGAACCGGCGTATGATTGCAATTGTGATTTTGTAATCGTAGGAGCAACAGCAGTCGGAACACCAGATACCATCTGGATAATTTGACCAGATGCTAACGCCGCATGCAGAGCGTTATATTGAGCCTGAGTAATTGACACTGCATCCGTTGGCATGACCGGATAAGGCCCAGCCGCCGTATCATAAAACCCGCCAGTGGATGGAGAATAGGACAATGCCATAATTAATATCCCTCCACTTGATATGAAAGTGAATTCGTAAATCCGGTATTAATATAAACCGTCATCCCAGATGCAGTAATTGTTGATGCATTATACATAGGAGCAGTAGGACCGCCTGAACCAGCGCCTTGCAAAACAACAGAAACGCTATCGGCAAATACGGCATTAGGGAAGGTAATCGGAAATGTGATGGAACCGCTGCTTGTAATTGTTACAGTTCCCCATTGGCGAATAGTTCCATCAGGCAATTTACGCCACCCGCTAGCGCCACGGCTGCTTGTAAACTGCCCCAGCGCCACAGCATTAGCCGAACTGGTAGCATTGGCCACGCTGAATTGTTGCGATGAAGAACCCGCCAACACCGCATAAAGCTGCGACCAATTTGCAGGACTGCCGCCATCCGGATTAGTGGTGTTATTGTCAGCCGTGCTTATCCAATGGAAATTTCCAGTGGATGACAACAAAAACGCACCCTTTGGATATCCGCCGATGGCGGTTGAAAATGTGCTGTCATACGAGATCGGACCACCGGCCTGATGCCATTGTGACCACGCGGTTTCGTATTGCAGCACGCCGTTGAAATCTTTGATCGATGGCGGCACACCACCTGCACCCGATGGCGTATCAGTGGCCGGTGGGAACCCAAGCGTCTGCGATGCCGCGCCTGTCACGGATGTAGTGAGGGGAATAGTATTGATATATCCAGATGCCGCACCTGTTGCCCACGGCTCACCGAATTTGTAGGGAATGCTGGATACCAACATTATAGCTGCACCACCGTTGCTGATACGCCAACAGGGCGCGGAAGCACCCCAGATTGATACACTATAGCAGTCTGAACCGGCGTAAGTGTAGAGCCGAACGTATATGTCATCGTCATGTTTTCACCGTCCGTGCAATAGCAATTTCCAGTAACTGGCAATGGACCATTTGCACCAAACAAATTAATCAAGATTTGATTTATTGCAGGTATTGTTGCATTACAAATATTTGCCAGAGCTTTAGCTAAAATGAGCGCTCTATATGGATCATCTAGCAATATATAATTTGATGTAACTGATTCAGAATTATAAAATGGAGCTTGATCGAACCCAACACCACTTGCACCATCAGGACCGGAAAACCCAAAAAACGATGATGTGGAAATTTGCAAAACGCGACCCACGCCAACAATCCGCCCCCACACATCTAGGCCATAACCCTGTGCAGTATCGATGTTCCATACGAAGTTATAAAAATCATCAATATTTGTTGACGGATCAATATACGTGTTCATGTTTGTTACCAACTGCACAATAGTTGGGCTGTTGGCATATTGACTTAGAATAGTTTGTTCAAAGTTTTGCATGTTACACCAACGTCAGGCTAATATCAGCAGACAACGGCGCGATAATATTAGTTCCAGTTGTGGCGAGCGTTGGCAATTGATTAATATTCATCGTCACATCATTCAATGTCGGAGAAACTGAAGTCATTGCTTCACTGGATACGGTTTGATTGACAGACACAACCCATGATGTTCCGGAGCCGCTCACAATATATGTGCCGACAGCCACATTCGCCCCATAAACAAATTGGCCAATTGCAATCGTGCCCGTGGTGGCGGATGTCGTAAGAGTAGTGCCGGAAATTGCACCCGTAAATGACGCGGTGGGATTGGCATTTGTGCCCATTGTGATCGAAATCAATTGCACCCACGACCCAAGCAGCGATACCGCAGCATAAAATCGTGAGGCATAAATCGTGGATCCGATGCGAGCACGCGCACCGCCATCTTCACCCAAAAACGCATAATTAATTGCGCCCTGAATTTGCGTCAAAGCATTCGATGGAACCTGTGCGCTGTTTTTGATACTCACTGTGAAACAAATCGCTTCAGCAGTCGGAACTTCATAAGTTACTGAATATGAAGGATAAGGCGAGGAATATCCGCTATTCGTATCGTAAACAGTCACTGTTGTGTTTCCGGTATATGCACAACCCGGATTTTTCTTTGTCCAAATTGCCTGAGCTATAGATGCAGACGTGCCACCAGTCACGCACACATAAAGACTATTTGCCGCCAGGGTGACGCCACCAATGGTTGCGGGTGAACCTGTGTAATTTTCAGTCACATACCAGTCAATGACACCCGGCAATTTTGCAATAGACCCGGCAATAGCAGGCAAAAATCCTGCGCCATTTGCCGCAACAGTTGCTTCCCGCCGAGCCTCAAAAGCGGCGCGACTTTCAACCAAATTTCCGACAACACCCGAAACAACCGTTGCGGTATTCCATCCCGGAATAGCGCGATAAATCGAAACCGATGCAGGCACCGTGATTGGCCCGGTGGGCACAGAGGCAAATGACAATGTGATACTGCCACCGGATGGGATAGTGCCCGCGCCAGTGCATGAATACAAAATTCCTGACGGATCAGATACCAATGATCCAACAGGAATTACAACGCCAACCGCGCCAACACATACCACCTGCAATACCGTCGATTGCGCTGGGTTGCGTGTCAGAAAATAAATCCGCCCAATAGCATCCTGCATGCGCCCGCTGGCATAGGCCGGATCAATGCCATTATAAAGAGCGACTTGCTGATCATTGCAATTGCCTAAAATAGCGGCTTGGCTAGTGATCAACTGCCCAGCCGGTTCCGCTGGTGCGGTGTTCAGGGTGCCATTAAACGCCGCTATCCAATCGGCATCAAGACCACTGACAATAGATGATTGAGACGGCGCAACAAAACCAACATTGGTAAACTGGATTGTGGGAACGCTTGTTGAACCGGACATTTAGAACCCCACCACCTGTTGCGCGCCAAGGGCATCTGTAAACTGGATTTGGCCGCTAATTTGGCGATTGTTTAAAGAAGAAATATATACAACAGGATTATAACATCCCGGAACGGAAGATGCTGCATTAACCAATTGAGCTTTTATGAATGTAATTGACGGCGGTTTTCCAAGTATTTTTTCGAAATATGGAATTCCCGCTGTAGTGTCATACCACTCTTCGCCTTTGAATACTTTACAGGCTGATGCCACGGATTGCGCGATTGCATAAGGATCCGAAACCACCGCGATATTGCCCGATGCATCAGTGAATAAATCCCAATTTGTTAAATCAAGCGCAAGAGTATTCATGCCACATTTCCCGTATTACTACCGCCGGTCATAACACCAGTATGTTTATGCGTCAGGAATGGTTTACCATCAATTGTTGTTCCACCGCTTGCAGAAATATTAATCTGCCCGGTTGAAACAATATTAATACCAGATTGTGTAATCTGCACATATTGCGATGGCGCTTGATTTAAAAATCCACCAAAATAACATCCATCAGACCACGAATGCTGCCGCCATGATCCTGGGGGAGATACTGCACCCGTAATTTTTACATTCGATATATCCCGATCACAAATGATCGCTTGTCCGATATCACCCGCCACCGGATCGATGATAAATGCACCCGCGCCACCCTGTAGGCGAAAACAGGGAATATTATAAATCACCCCATGAGGCACCTGATTGCCAAGAAAATCTTGCTGATTGACCATCGGTTGCACAGCGACAATTGATGGCGTGGATAGCCCGCCACCTGACACACTTACGACTTTGACAATCGCGGCGAATGCTTTTCCTGCAATGATTTGCCGGATCAAAAAATCCAAATCTTGATATTGAGTGCCGCTGGTATTGAAACCGGCCTGCCCAGCATATCCGCCGCCAGTTGGAAGTGAACCACTCATGATATTGGCCCCGGCACTCGCATGCAATTAACAGATGTAAACCATGGACCGCCCGGCAATTCAGATGATAAATCATGCACCAAAGGCGATACTACATACCAAAACCCATTAGGCCCACCACTGACACCATTATTAGTCAATGTCCCTGTGGATGTGATCGCCGCATTTCCGATACTGCTTTGCATCTGGATTTGACCGCCCAAAATAATATTTGGATTATACAAACACCTAAAAGACATGCCACTTGATTGATATTGAGGATATCCAACCAATCCATTAGCGGAATTGATCAACGGCACAAATCCTTGGCGCGTGCCAGTCTTTGGCCAAATGCAAAGCGTGGTTCCGGGAGTTCCTACAAGATTTCCGTTTAAAGCACTTGTATCAACATACAAATTAATACCAGCCGCCCTAGCGAGATCATGCGCTTGTTGCAAAGGCGTGCCAGCTAGATATTGATTTGAAATTGATTGAACAACACCGTTATTCTCAAATTTCATATTCATCTGGGTTGCCAGACCAGACATGATAGCAGCAACATCGCCAACGCCAGCAATACTTGTTGCTTGTCCGGGTTGAATGGCCTGTAATCCGCCCCCTAGACCAGTAATAACCAAAGATGTTTCCGGCGCTTCAGAAAAATCCTGCCAGCAATAACCCATATATCCAGTATATACGACTGATTGCGCCCCACCAGTATTGCCAGCCAAAAGCGTAACAGTGTTATTAATACGATACAATGGCAATGCCGTGCCCATAGTGGATACGGTATTCATGATCGTTGGCGATACGCCATAAATTCGAATGGTTGCCTGATCAAGTGAAGGAAACCCTCCTTTGTTGATTGCGGCAACAACACGCAATCCCGAAAGTGTAACAGTATTAAATCCGGTATTCCCAAAAGCACCTTCGCCAAGCGTAATTTGCACCGTCAGTGATTTTGACGTGAAGCTGCCGCTCATGACACCCCCGTCAATTCAGATGGCAGAAAATACGCCAGCACATATCGTGTTCCCAGTCCAGTATAAACAGGATCGGTAGAGCCTTGAGTGTCTTCAAAAGCAATATCACCCACAAACCCTAAATATGCATCTCGCACAATTACATTGTTGTTTTCACACACAACGCCACCAATAATCAGTGAGTTATTTACATAGAGATCACAATAAAGACCTGTCGAAAGCGTATATACATTAATCGTGCATGCTTGATTGTTCAAAGCTACTGACACCGTTTGAGACGGAACGGGTTGCAATGGAACGATTTGCATTATGTCGGTCCCCCTGCCGGAACTGCATTAGTTTGTGCAGATGTTGGTTCCTGCGGTTGCACAGTGCCGATATTGATGGGAGATGCCCCAGATGGAGCCGCAGTATTGCTATATGCAGATGTCCCTGTAATCCGAACTTCTTCAACCCAAATATCGACGGCAAACATGCTCACGCCATTGCGCGCGGTGCGTCGAAAATCATGATGAACCACCGTGCACGATGGATATGCATATTCGGGCATAACCAAACTTAAAATTGCATTTGTTGCAGGAGGTGTTGCAGCTTGCGCTGATGCCACCTGCGCCAAAAATTGTGCACGTTGGCTTTCTGAGCCGCTGATAATATATGTGATACGCCCGGAAAATGGCGTGCTAACTTTATTATAGGATAGAAATGCCCCCTCTTCCTGTGGCGCGGTGGCAATTCGATGGTCAATCCGATATTCCAAATCGCCTACGGATTGCCCATTTCCACCATTAGAGGCAGTCAAAACTTGCTGAATAATCCCATAATCCTGCAATTGAAATGCGGGTTGTCCGGAACTATTAAACAACCCCCATTGCGGAGTGTTAAATGCATTTGCGATAATTTGCGCATCAGCCGACAACAAAACAGTTGTTGTTTGCACCTGATTTGATGCGCGCAATACAGTAGGAACACCCGGAGATTGCGGAATATTTGGATATGTAGGTTTAGGAGTGTTTGGGATTGCCATTAATTTGCACCCCTATTTGCTTGAGCAACAAGCGCATTCGAAAACCCACCCGCAATGCCTTTGGCATCCATGGCCTGAGTATAAATATTCACCGTGCCGACAGTCGTTGACGACGACACGCTAGAACCATTGCCACGGAAAAATGCTGCGCCCGAAGATGCATTTAGCGACGGATCATTCCCACCACCGCTAAAACGATTAACATAGGCATTTGTATACCCATATCGTTGCACAGTATCGAGTGTCTGCCATTTAGACCGCTCGTATTGAGTAACAAGCGCGCGGCTGGCACTCCATGGAGTATTTGCAGATTTCAATGCATTTCCGGCAGATGCTTCTGTATGCGTCAATTCCCATTGCATTGCGCGAAGCTGATCTTCGTACGAAGCCGTCCGCACATCAATTCCTGTGCCATTTAAGATATTTTGCACACGATCAGGGTGCCATTGACCGATGCCAACTGCCTGCCCATTGTCGCCCACATCACGCGGATTGAAACCGCTTTCGCCACGAATCCCACCAGCCAATGCAGCGGCTTGCACTGGCGACCATCCTTGCGAAAGAAAATAATCATATGCTTTTTTATCGCGGCCTTGCGGATCTTCCGCCGTCGCAGATGCAGGTGATGTCAATCCATTTGTAGGATCTGGCATATCCGGTACAGTATATGTGCTTCCAGGCAAAGCAATTTTGCCCAAATTTTGCAACATATCATTTAGCCAAGCAAAAATACGGATGAGAGAAGGCGTTGTTTCATCCGTCAATTCGCGTCGGATTGTCTCAAAATGCTGCTCCATCTCAACAAATGCTTGATTGAGACGAATAGCTGCATCCGTTTCTTCCTTAGTCGGAACACCAATCGTGCGCGATTTTTCCATCTCCGAGCGCAATCCGCTTGCGCTACCGATTTGAATTAATGCACTGAGCGTTTTTTCATCTAGACCAAAAATCGCCCGATTATATGCCTCAATATCAGCGCGGCCCTTTGCCGATCCTTTATTTTTGGAAATGAAATTTTCGAATAGCTCCATCGCCTGGATTGGCGTTTCGCTGCCATTGCCACCAATCAGCGCCATCTGCTGATAAAATTGCGGGTTCAGACCGCGCTGTGCGTCATTCTTTGCCTGTGCAAATTTCTTAAGCGCCGCAGTTGCAGCATCAGCATCGCCGCCTGATCGCTTGAGAGCCATTGCAAATGCCGAAATATTATCGACATTTTCACCAATAAAAACGGCCTGCTGATTTAGGCTGACAAGCGATTGCGTTGTGCCTTTAATGGCCTGTTCGATACCAACACCGCCAAGCAGGACGGCAGAAAGAGCCAACGCTTCTGTTTTGATTGTGGAAAAAAATTGCGCAGCTTTTTGACCCGATGCCTCCATATCTTTTGCAGCAATGGCCGCATCGTTTTTGGTTTTTTTGAGGCTTTCCCGCGCTTGAGCTTGGCCCTTTTCGAAAGCGGAGCTATCGAGGCCGAGAGTAACCGTAAGGGCATCGACAACTGTGGGCACTGTTATTCATCCTTCATCGTCGCCACACGCTCATTATGCCGATCAACGGCAAGTATTTCCATCAGCGTATAGAGATCAGCCATCCCATAAATAGTTTGCAATTCATGCAGAGTGGCTAATTTACTACTAATTACGATGGCAACGTGTCTATCGATGTTTCGGTATTCGGCGTAAGTTCGGAAATCATTTTCGCCACCAAGGTCCGGTAGCTCAAGCGCTTGGCGGCGATAGAAAAACCCAAATGCAGCGAAAGCACCTCCTCATACATTTGCATGAGCGTAGATGGCTCTTCAATCTGCGTTTTAATCAAATCCCACCGAGACAATGCAGTTTGCGAGCCGGGCGGCGTATATGAGGTAATGCACGCGGCCAGTTCGTCCAGAAGAGGCTTTGTCTCATGCCATGGCGCTTTGCCTAAGCCAGAAATTACAGTGCCCAGACCGAGCACCAGGAAGCCTTGAACGCCCATCTGGAAAATATTAGGTGGCACATCTGCGCCGGATCGTGCCAGCAACTGCATGGCTCGAATAAACCACTCAGTCGCCTGCACAACCGGCATTTCCGTGATAACAAAAACACCGCCTTTGTCACGGCCATCTCGATCAATAATGACTGTTCCTGTGCGCCGCGCCATTAACCAGCGCTCCCGACCGTGGCCGGAATAACAGACTGCCACGTAATTCTAAACCGCCGAGGCTGCAAAGTCTTTTTGGCATCAGCTAGCGGCTTATATCGAGACAAATACCCCGTCGATAGGGCGTATGTCGTGCCGATACTGGTCAATGTCACATTGCCAAAAGCCGGATACGCGGCAGTATTTGCCTGCTGTGCTTGATACCATGCATCAAACAATGCAATTGACGGACTATCAGCCTGTAGCGTGATATTCTGCGGTTTTGACGCATACACCATACCACCAGACAAAATACCATCAACGCCCATTACGACATCTGTTGCATCGATATCATCAAAATCAAAAATATCATCAGCAGCAAAGCCCTGAATTTGCGTAGGCACTGGCAAAACACTAGGAATTGTCAGCAAAAATACTGCATTGGCAGAGGTAATATCACCCATTTTTCAGCCCCTTACTGCACGAGCAGAGAAGAAAGATTAATACGCTGCACAGAACCACCGTCCATATACAAAAGAATAATGACCGGGCTTTGACGCGCTGCACGCACTGCCGCAGTGGCAGGCTGAATGACCAAATACCAACCCTGAACGCTCAGAGTGTTTGCAATGTCCTGGCCAGCCAAATTGTTGACAACAATGATTTGTTCCGCAGAAAGTGGAACATTCGGTGTAATGACGCCATTGTTGATTGCAGCGGCAACCGGCGATTGCGGAGGCAGCGAAATCGAAGACCCGTTCGCGCCGCCCGTTAATGTCATGCGGATTTGAGCATAACCAGTTGGATTATACGGGATGCGGCCAATCGACGTGAGCAGCGTCATCAACGCAATTTGGCATTGGTTATTAAACCAAATCTGATTGATATAACTATCAATCCATTGATATGGGCCGGAAATCTGGCCGTTATCAAAAAACTGCCACGCAGCGCCCGCAGTGGCTACGCTGCCATAGTAATTGTAGCCATTGGCAAGCAAATTAGCGGCTACAGTTGCATTGGTGACAGTCGGCACAATGCCAGTTTGGCTTTTATAATCAGCCGTCGCACGCCCATTGGTGGCGTTGAAATTTACCGAGCCAATATACGATGCCACAAACGAGGCGATATGATGATTGGAGCCAGATGGCTCATAAATCGGAACTGTGCCAGACGAATTCGATTGCTTAAGAATATATCCCAACGATGTCGTGGCAGCAGTGCTTTGCGTTGGCGTGATGTCATTATCCCACGCCAAATATACATATTGATTATCAGTGGAATTTACCCACGCAGCAAATGCTTGTTTTTGCGTATTACCCGAACCGCCGTCCGGATCGAACAATGTTTGGAAACATGCCAAATTCGTGGTCTGCGCAATAATGGAATTCATAAATGCCGTAGGAGTTGCAGCAATCGAACCCTGCGACAACACCGCACCAGTCACTGCGGTCAGAGCAAGACCAGCCGCAATCGTGCCGGTAGCGTATGCCAGTGTGGATGCAGCGCCCGTGGTGGCGGACGCAATAATGAACGCACCAGACACACTATCAAATGTCACTTGCGTGCCACTCAAAGACAAATCCGTCTGAATGATCGACGCAGCATTTGAAAAACTGGTTGCGGCTGACAGATTGACACTCGCTGCGGTATGCACGGTTCCGTCAATCGTGACACTCAAAGAGCCGGACAGCGCCTGCAATTGAGCCAGCGTGAGCGAGGAAACATTTCCACCGCGCAAATAAGCGCCAACGCTTGCCGTCGGATATTGCGCAAAAAGCAGTGCGCCCGGCAAAACGGTGCACCCATTATATCCGGCGAAATAAATGCCCGCTTCTGTCGCTTCATTGGAGCTAGCGCCAAAATACGATTGCACGCTCGCCAAACTCGGAAACGACAAAACGGAACCGATGGGCACTCGCACATTAGTAGTCAGCATCAAATCAATCAATTCAATCCCTGGCTGGCCTGCACTGACCACACCAGGAATAACATTGACATAAAAAGAGGCTGGAATAGTGGAAATCGTGGCGGACATAATAACTCCTAAACCGCGAGAATTTCAACCGATTCAACGGTTGTGGAGAGTTGATTGGCAAACTGTTCTGTTGTGCTTATCACAAAATTGACCTGCATCGCTACATCAACTATCCACCGTTCTTCTACTTGTTGTTCTCCATTATCAAATGGAATTTGGCGAGGATCAGAAGTATAAAGAGGAGAAATAGCTGCATTTTGTGCAGAGAAAGCATCAACGCCATACTGTGAACGAAATAGAGTCTGTATACGTGTTGCGTTATCTGCACTTGACGGACCATGAACATCTATTTGCATCATAACTTCTGTTTTATTCATTGCTGCGTTTTGGCCTAAATAAAACTCACCAGAAGCATTTGCAGTAGGGGATACCTGCCACATCGCAGGCGATACGCTATTAGCGGGCGAAATCAATGACAGCACCTGACAACCCGGAGTGATGCCGGACCCGTAAACCATCTGACCCACCTGCACCGCGCCCAACTGCGCGGATGTCACTGACATCACATTGCCGGTGATGCTCGCTGTGATTTCGACAGGTTCAGGCGTATCAATATTGATAGATTGACGTGTGCGCGATAGCGGCCACATCACACAGAAATCCATGCCCGGAGGCTCAGGCGTGCGATTAACTTGCCCCTGTATAATTGTGACCGGATAGACAGGATCGGTTGTGGTCAATCCGAATGTATCCAGCACATTACCGAGTGCCGTAAAAATATCGGTTTCAGTTGGCGTGATGGTGACGGCCATATTCTAGCTCCCATCCTGCAATGTCACAGCGATGGAGCACCAATCTGGCCACTGTTCCAATGACTGTACCACCAGCCACGTTGTGGGGCCTGGGAAATTCGGCATATCTGGAAAAATCAACAGATCGCCGCCTTTGATCGCATTGCGATCAACGCCTTCAATTTCACTATTCAAATAAACTTTCCGGCGAATGCCTTGCACATTCAAACCGCCGACGCGCTGCAAATCTGAAAAGGAAAGCGCTTGAATTTGAGCGATGATATTCGGGAAAAGCGCATAAGTCGGCACCTGCTTGCGATCCGCAGACATGACGTATCCGGTGGATTTTTTGAGCGTGATCGGCATGATCGGATTGACTGCCGAAATCGCGCTAGAAACAATTCCATGCAGGTTCATACGTTATCTACCCTATAATCCACTGAATTCCACATATAACCAGTATCAATCAAAGGCTTGCTTGCACCCTTCTTAGCAATCGTTGATTTGGCATTAGCTGGCGATGTCAAATCATTGATACTTTGTTGCAATTGCCCCTTAATCAATGCACCCATTCTTCCTAAAACTACGCCCGCTTTGTAATCAGTTGATTTCAGCAATTTAGCAATTGCATCACCCCATGTAGGGGCATTTGCTTTGATCATATTACGGAAAAATGGACGGGGTGGAATTGTAATCGTATAAGCGCCAACATAATGACTTGATGCGAAATTACTTTCGCGCTTTTTAACAAATTTCCCATCCCGCAAAAAATTACCATTTTTATCTATTTTTCGATAAATGGTTGCAGCTTCTTGCGGTTCTCGTTGAATCGTTGCGCCAAATTCTTGAATGGCAGCAATATATGCTACAGATTGGCCATCAGGATAAAAAGCATCTTCTAGAAATCCAATTGAAACCGATGGATTTCCTTTTGTAGCGGCAAGATTAGATGCAATGGTTTTGAGATAAGCATCTAACTTATCACCCCCGGTCATCACGGGAATACAAGCCCGCCAATATAAAACGGGTAGCTTTGCTGATTAAGGGGGATTTGAGGCGCAGGAACATACATCGCATTGCGATATGGTGCCATTGCCTGCCATGCCAGCAAGCCGTATTTCGTCTGCTGCCACCATGCTGCTGTATTGGGTGTGCGCAGATCGGTGCCGACAGACACAGAGCCTTCAGACGCATTAGACACGCGGCCCACAAGCCCATTCGATGGCGTGCCATTCAGCGGTGCCAGCAATTGAGCAATGTGAGCCGTGGTCATATTTAGGATAACAGCGCGTTTGGTCGTATCCCAGATAGGCGAGCAAGCAGTATTATCGACAAACAAAGTAGCCTGATCAAAATACATCTGAGCCTGTGCATTTGATACCTGAGCCGCCAATTCTGGGAATTGAGCGGCCCAAATATCATAATCAAATACAACAGTGCCAGATGAACCCGACATCAAGCCGCCTTGTCTGCTTTAACACCCTTGACATCACCCTCACGCGCGGGCCGGAACATCTGTTCAACCTCGCGGTGATCAACAGCCTGCGCACGCGCATCACGATGCGGCGGCAAGATGATTTTATCTGCAATCAAAGAACTTTCTGAATTGCGCGCAATCCACGCATCCCAGAAATCCTTTGGCACCTGCGTAAGAGCATACCCGCCCTCAGTGGAATCAGGATCGCCCCACCGACGCGCCCAACCCCTCAACGTCACGCACTTTTCGCGAGGCGTGCGATGCGTGCGAATGGTGCCCTTTTCAGCATTCTGGATCTCGATATAATCAAGATCCAGAATAAGCCCATTCGGCGCTTTGCATGCAATGGTAACAAATTCTGCGGTTGCCATACGCTTTTAAATCCCTGCCATAGAGGTGATGCAGATAGGACGATAAATAATCGTGCCCCACCCGCCCGCAGTCTTTTTCTGACGGAAAGAGCTTTCAGCAGGCACAATACGGTGCGCACGCATCTTTTCGTTGAAAGCACATTCAGCGGTCTTTTGGCCATCTAGATCATCAATGATCAACTGGAAAGAATACGTAGTGCCAGACAAATACTGGATTGCATTCACAAAGCGGATATTCGGGAACACCTTCTTGATCATTTCGGCAGCAGTCAGGCCGAACGAGTTGGTATTTGCCAGATAAACTTCAGAAACCGGATGAAGCGCCAGCGTCAACTTATCCGTCAGTTCGGCATTGCCGCCAGTCTGCGTCTGCAACTGAGCAAACGCCTTCTGAATATCCGCCAGAATTTCAGTCGGCAAAGCATTCGCCCAGGACGTGCCACCAGCGGCCTTGGTATAGGGCGTCAGAGCAGCAGACAGAGACGGGTCATTCAAGCCGCCGTAATTCTGCAAGTTCTGAACCCCATAGAAGTTCATCAGATTGCCGAAACGATTTAGCGTATTGGCAGACGAAATATTGAGGCGAGCAGCCCAATCAACCTTGCCCGCACCCATGCGTTCAAGTTCGAGTTCGCCCCATTCCGTCATCGTCTGATAGAGAAAGCTCTGACGCTGCGGATAGTTGACATTAGCGCTGGAACGGCCATCGACATTGTAATCGCCATATGCCGATACTTCACCAGTGCTTTCAACCAGTGCAAACATGGCAGTCTGCGTGGTCCAATCGCCCTTCTTGGTCACACCGTAAATCTCTTCAGATTTCATCGGCGCGAGCAAAACCTCAATCAACTTTGGATCGAGATACGTGGTCAGAAAAGACGGGATGCCAGCCGACGGATTGGTGACAAGCGGCTGCTGCTGATATGTGGCAGCATCCGACGCCATCGAATCCAAAGCCATCTGCACACGCGGTAGATCCAACGCGCCATAAAGGCCGGTTGTGTCTTTTACACGAGGCAGAAAATCGATAGCACCATCGAACACAATGCCCGCGCGTTCAGCGAGAAGGGCGATTTCAGAATTAACATTTCGCATATCAAATCACCCCATCGCCCGAGAAGAAATTTTAACCACATCGCCGGGCTGACCAAACGAGCGGCAATACCACAAAGTTTCCGTGGTAGAATAAGTATTGATCGCTTCGGACGAAACCGTCTGCGTCAAATTGACAATATACGTGCCAGCGCCACCCGTGCCGGTGCCAAAGGCAGTAATAACAGTGCCAGACGAAACGCCTGAACCGTAAACCGTTTCACCAACGGCATAGGTGCCGGTGACAGTGCCACCAACAGTCAGTAGGCCATACGTGGTGCTAACAGTCGTGGAAGCAACGGTCTGATCGCGCGGCGTAACCTGATAGGTGCCGATGCCGCCCGTGGTGCCGGTGAGCTGCGATACAATCGACGTGCCGCTAGCCACACTAGTGCCGGACAGGATCGAACCAGCATACAGGGTGCCGGAACCTACCGCAGTGACAGTCATCACATTATCAGTGATCGATGCGGTCACGCTGGCGGTGCCAGCCGCAATCGTCGATGCCGTTGAAGTAGCGCCAACAGTCGGATTGCCGGTAGCAGCGAACGACGCAACACCAGTCAAATTGTTGGCATACGCTTTCATCCCCGGCTGTGCGATAGTCGAGCCGTTATTGACGATGAAAAAATCACCAGCATCATAAATATCCGCAGCAGGAAAGCCCGCCGGAATAGTCATGCCATACTGCGTCAAATACGTGGTAATCAGCGCCTGATGGCTATTGCCGACAAAACCATTCGGCATGCTAGGACCATAATTGTTGGCAACCGAAAGCGTGGACGGATCAAGCCACGCGAACAAGCCGACAGTTAGGCCATTTGGACCAGCCGCAATGCCTGTGCTGTTGTAAATCTGAGACGAAAGCAGCACAGCGCGAGGATTGGCAGAGGCGAAATCGCCCGCGATGCCCGGAGCCTGTAGTGCATAGGTGGCAGTCTGAAAGCCGGTCATAGGTATTTACCTCACGCCTGATTAATGCGCGAAAGCGCGGGGAATTTTTCGAGCAGCGACGGAGCCGAATCCATCGCCACAACAGGCGAGGCGGACGGAGCCTTAATCATCGAAACCATTGCCTTATAAGCACTGGCCGGAACGCCGGTAATATTGACCTTGTGCGCTTCAAGCGCATGCTTGTAGATCGCATCGGCACTATCCAGCGCCAACGATACACGGCCCACCAGAGGACGAACAATTTCGCGAGCCTCAACAGCCGCGTTCATTTCGGAACGGATGCGGGCAGACGCGGCATCAATTGCAGCATCCATCGCCTTGTCATCCTTTTCCTTTTCCTCAATCTTTTCTTCAGGCTCCTTATCCTTGGCAGCCTTATCCTTAGCCTTATCCTTAGCCTTGTCCTTGGCTTCTGCCTTCAGGCGCTTGGCCTTTTCTTCCTCATTCTCTTCCTCATCTTCGTCCATGCCATCAACTTCATCATCTTCAGCCTCGGCATATTCTTCCGTGGCATCAAATGCGAGAGAGACAGACTTGCGGATGTTTTCGAGACTATCAGCCGCCAACGCGGCCTTTGCTTCTGCAATAAGCGCCTTTAGATTTTTCGGCTTGGCGGGCATTTCAATTTCCTTAGCGTCATGAACCATTACATCAGGACCAGCGCGGCCCGCTTCAACTAAAGCAACATGATTTCCTCTAATATTTCGCATTATCCCATCATAAGGCAATCCTTTGTATACGCCGCTTTTCATGTCTGGATCATAGTAATAAGCACAAGATAACTCGCATTTATTACCACTTTCAACCGCACGAATATCTTCTGCACGCCAGATTACAAGTGAATTAACAAGATAAGGATATTTGAATTCTGCATCTGTTCCAGTGCTGCCAGCAACCAATTCTTCCTTTGGATCATTTGCAGACACAGCAACATGCTTCGACAACAATCTAAGATTGTCGAATGTTTTCGCACCTTTTGCCAATTCTTCGGGATCGCGCAACATATTATACAAGCGATCCGGTTCTAGACCGAGCGCTTGATAGTTTGGAATTTCTCTGCCGCGATACGGATTTACTGTGGCCTTCGAAATATTCGAAATAGCCACATGCAAATTGCCGTCTTGATCTTTCCACCGCTCTGATCGATCCATCACCAACGCATCGCGCGCCAAGCCAGCTTCACGATACGCGATTGCCTCAGCCTGTTCGGGTGTGTGACCAGCCTTGATCAATTCCGCGATATTTGCAGAAATGACTTCGCGAGAAGATCCTTTTTTAAGCGGCATTTTAGCAATCCTTGCTTTTCGGCCATAAATACGCATCTGGCCATGTAATTAGTTCAGACGTAGCGGCTTCTAGGCTGTTAATATTCATCGAGCCAATGGAACACGGTGCATTGACAATATCAGCCGCTAATTGCGCTTTCTGTTCATCTGAAAATACACCGCATAAACTCACAAATTCATTTTCAATAACTTGGCAAACAACCCATACTTTCATTTTAATCATCCAGCCCTGGAATAATTGGCTTACTGACGCATCTGCAATTGATTTCAACGCCCGGCCATGTCCAAACGCCATCAAGAAACGCGCCTTTACTGATATCATATTCTTTGCCCGACATCGCTACATGAGATGCACGAGGAGTTTTCCCACCAGCAGAATGAAGCCAAATAGCTTTTGACACACCTATTTCTTCTTGTCGTGCTCTGGTAATAGCAGCAGTGGCTTTATTGTTTTGATCGCGAGCAATAAGTGATGCCCTTCTTTTGGATACACCAAAATTCTTTGTCAGTTCATTAAAAATTACTGCACTATCTCGCCCATTTTGCACGCCGCGCATAACAATGCCTTGCACGTCCGTGAGATATTCTTGCGGAATGGATTTAATGAGATTGACCTGCTCGGTGATCGTCGCGCGTAAAATATCCTGTGCAGCAGGCGTCATTTGAAATTTGACAGTAAAACCAATCTTTTTCAAATTCGTGGCAAATGATCGATCAGCCGCATTGAGGGCAGATTTGCTGAATGATTTCCCGCGATCTTGCGCAAAATCATCAAATTTTTTCAGCCATTCACGGCTTAATTTATCCATTTCATCGCGCAGCGCCGATGCAGGTAATTCATCAGCCGCCATTTTGGGCGGTTGGCGTTTGTATTTGGATATGATTGTGCGCACAACATCGCGCTGCATTCGATCAATCATTGCATCGATTGCACGCTGATATTGCAGTTCGATGCCGATATTTGGACGTGTCGAACTGCAAACAAGGCGCTTTTTGGCCATCAGTTAAACCCCTGAATTCGCGCCTTTTTCAGACCCTTTTGCACCAGATGATGCAATAGAACTCGCGATATCTGCTTTATCAACTTCACCATCTATTGGCTCAGGTTCCGGCGCAGGACCGGCCAAACCATGATATGGGCTTTCAGGATCGCCAGCGAGGCGCGTTCGCACTTCCTCATTGGAAATCACGCCATCAGCCAAATACACGCTATCAGTATCGGCTTTGACTTTTTCAACAGCAGCTTTGCCCGCTTCATCCAATTGCCAAAGCGGCACAAATTCAAAGCCAATTTCCTCATCGACTTCGCCAAATTCAGAAAGCTGCATGACTTCGAGAGCGCGCGTGATCAATGGGCCAAATACTTTTTCCTGCTTGGCGTGCACTCGATCATACCAGACGCGGACTTCGCCATCCGACGAAGCGTTCAGCCCGGACGGCGTGACGCCCAGCAGTTTGACCAGCGGCTCTTGACTGACCGAGGCCATTTGCTCTTGCGCCTGGGCTTGCAGCTTATCCAACCCCGCAATGGGGGCCGAGACGTTGCTGAGTTCTTCGGTTTCCTTGTCGATCAGCATCAGGCCCTTGTTGTCGCGGCCTAACACAAACGCCGTGATCCGGCGCAGCATGGCCGTGGCGTCGCTCAACAACGATTGCAGTGTGGTTTTGAGCACAAATACAGTAAAGGCGTGCAACAAATCCGATACGGATTGCCGCGTTCGGAGCCAATTATCAACATAAGGTTTTGTCATTTGCGACAATGACAAACCGCCGAAATTGTAGGATGCTTTCAGAATATCAGGCACTTCGCGTGATCGGAAAATCAACAACCGGCTTTCGTGCACCGGCTTGCCCATGACATACCAAAGCGACGGCTTGAAGAAATCAGCGCGCAGCGGATCAGTTGAATTGTAAAATAGCGGCGATACCCACGTAGGATCGATTGGCGTAAATGCTTTCAAATCGCCTTTTTCTACTTTGCCTTTGCCGATCATAGGCGTTTTGAGTTCATCGTTTGAGGTTTCATCTCCCAAATCGATAAACACCATGCCCATGCCCATGAAGCCATCTAGCTCCATGCCGCGATTGAACGCCTCGCGCAGACCGAGCTTTTTCATCAACGCTTCGAGACGATTAATTTTGTCCGTTTTGTCCTTATCGCCCGTGGATACGAGTTTGATCCATTTGCGTGTCATTTCCTCCGCAACGGTTTCGGAAATGTTGCGATATTCAGGACGTTGCGCCAACTCAGCAAGATACGGATAACCCGGAAAAAATAGACCCTCGCCCCACAACCCGCCTTGCGCCCATGCACCAATTGCGCCACCTGGGGTTGCAGTTGCATCATCCATTGCCATTGATGGAGGCGGCGCGGACGGGCGAACGCCTGGGGGTGGCGTCGGCAATCCGAGGAATGGCGATTGATGGCGTTCTTTCCCGCGCAGAGCGTCAAGCGCACCCTCACTGATTTTCAGTGGAGGCGCAGTGAGCGGCGGCGCTTTTACGTCGATTGTTGGGATTGCAACCGGCGCGCGCTTGAATAAACGAGGAAATTTCATCTGCCACCTAAAAAAGCAAGAGCATCATCGGAGATTACCAAAGGACGTGCGCCAAGACCAACAATTGAAAAAGCGCGGCTCAGTGCATCAACTTGATCGTCTTTCATACCAGACGGAAAAGATGCAAGTTCATCAAGAAATGCCGCATTCCATGGCGCTTTGACAATAGATAAATTTCCACCGTTTACTTGAGACGCAATAGGTGCGGCGCGCGTTGCTTTGTCGCCAGTTTCTGGACTTGTCTCAACCGTATAGCCCGATAGCATTCGCATAAATGAAAGAGCTTGTTTTTTACCGGCCTGACCTGGATCTTGTGGAATTGATACTTTAACACCGTATCCATCGCGCTTTGTTACATTCTCAATCCACTTATCTACTTCATCAGGTCCACCACGATCACGAAATACATCAAGCACGATGTATCGCCCGTGCGGAGATCGAGCGAGGAGGACGCCGACAGTCCAATCTGGATTGCGTGTGCCGATTTGCTTCGTGGCGGCTAAATCCCATCCTCGCCCCATCGCCATGCCGCGCAGTTCGGGAGCGACCGGCAGGATTTCGATATTGGCGATTTTGAACAGCGATCCTTCGCCCGCGATAGGTGTCTGCTGGTAGAGCGCAGACCAGTCACGCATAGCGCCAGCAGCCTCATATTCGGAGTGCACGCGGCGTAGCTCGGCACCGTATCCATATGCATCATCGGACCATAGCCATTCACCCGGCTCACGGCCCAGCGCATCATCCTCACCTGCAATGGCAGGAAGCGACACCACACGCCAAATGCCCGGCTGCCGTTCGAGCAATCTCCCGCCGAGATCATCGGGATGCCATCGCGTCATAATGACCACGATTGATGCGTCGGGCTTTAGCCGCGTTCGGAGATCTCCGGTGAACCAATTCCATTGACTTTCGCGAACGGTTTCGCTTTCTGCATCTGCACGAGATCGAGTTGGATCATCGATCATTACGCAATCCGCGCGGGTGCCCGCGATAGCGCCACCAATGCCCGCCGCAC